GATAATAAAGAATATGGATATGTTTATACTACTGGTCGTTGGAGTACCTATAAAGGAAAAGAAGTTAAACATTATCATAGTAAAGGTATAGAAGATTTTGACACTAATTATTTAAATAAATTTGTAAAGGAGAATAAAGATGAAGAAATCTAATTTCAAAAGACAAATACAAATGTCAAATTTAGCAACTTTTGACCCAAAAGATTTAGGATTTTCTAATTTTGAAATATATTTAAATAAACAAATGTATGAAATACACGAAGCATTAATAGGATTTCCACTTGACAAAAATGGAAGAAATAAATATACACATAAAGAAATTATAGAATATATTAAAAAACTAAAAAACATAGAGGAAAAATACAATGAAGAAAACAACTAAACCAACAATAGATGCAGTAACATTAAACTTAATTAATAAACTAAAGCCGATAGATGATACAATCAATGAAGGTGCTTGGGAGTATATACATCTAGGAGATATACTAAGATTACAAGATGCTTTTCATACCATTATTAATCATTTTGATTTAAAGAAAAAAGGTGGCATAGGAGAACATGGAGAAGATAAAGGTAAGTACACACAATTTTGGCATAGCGATTACGTATGCCATACAGACCCAGAAGCATACGACCCAAGCAAAGTAGAGGAGGACTTAGCAGATGATAGCCTATAAAATAAAATCTATTAATAATACAACAGGCAAGGTTACATACTTATATGAAGAAGGAGATGGTAGAAAGCATTACATAGTAACAAAAAAGAAAGATGCTTTAACAACATTAACTCAAGTTAAAAACCAACTGTTTGATTTAGATGAGTTTGATAACCCAGATATAGACCCAAGTATTTATGGATTACATAATCATTTATATTGGAGAAGAGGTGAGAAAGATACTGAGAATACTTGGGCTATTGATACAGTATTTATTAAGGAGGATTTAAAAGATGAGTAATATACATACTATAGGTTCTCGTGGTCGTTATATGGACACTGCTATAAGAAAATTGTATCCTTACTTATTTAGGTGGGAAAAAGATGAGAACAAAAACTATACTGGAAATATTTTTGCTATGAATAGAGATTATCAAATAATTCCAAAAACAATAATTAAATTTAAAAGAAACCCTGCCTTTTTTAAAGATATATGGTGGAACAATGAGGTCTGTAAGTTTACTCCTATGAGAGATAAAGAAGATTTGTACTTATATGCTGACTGTTCAGACTCTACTGCTAGGTACTGGACTAGATTAGGTAAACTATTTTCTCATTCTCATATGGTACTGTTTTGTAAAATAAAGGAGAATAAAGATGATTAAATATATTATATACACACAAAAGAACTGTGAGTATTGTGCTAAAGCAAAGGCATTACTAGATGAAGCAGATGAAGTATACGAAGAGAGAGTGCTAGATAACTTGCCTAAGATAAAAAGATTTAGAGAAGCAGGACACAAGACTGTACCACAAATCTTTCTACACATAGGTGGATTTCATGACTTAGAAGATTACTTCTTTGGAGATGAAGTATCGTTTAAACCGGATATAAAGCTCGTGGATAGCCCTGAAGTACCAAAGATAGGTGCAATATCAGGAGAAAAGAAAGTAATATCCTTTGCAGAGAAAAGAGCTTTAGTAAAAGGCAGAAAATTATTGGAGGATAAAGATGAGTAAAAAAATTAAATGTCATAGGTGTAAAAAAAATAAAGCATATCCAGAAGATATGGAGAACAGAGCATCTAATCTTTTATTATGTGATGATTGTTATACAGAGTTAAGATATTTAATGGCAGATTATTTAGACATACATATACAAGAGATTAAGATATGAAGTGTTGCACATAATTAATATTTATGGTATAATGTTAATAGACACTTATGATAAAAATAAAAAAGATATCTAAGATACCAAATCTTGTAGCAAAAAATTTACTTGACACAAGATATAGGCAGAGGATTGTGAAGAACAAGAAGAAATATAATAGAAGGAGAGATAAAAATGTATGTGATATCACATCATAGATTTAAGTTTGGTAAATGGATAAAGAAATGTAGTTGGGAAGAAAATTTTCCAATAGACCAATTAGTAGATGATAACAACCATATACTAAAATTTAAAACTGAAGAAGAGGCATTGAAAACTTTAGAGGAGTGGGGAATTGATACAAGATATGCTTTACAAGAAGGCGTTAAAATAGAAATGGTACATTAATGACTGAAGTTTTTATATTATATTATTTTTTAGGAGGTATAGTAGTAGGAATGTTTATTATACTACTTGCCTATTTATTAACAAGGAGGTAAAAATGTATGACCCAGTAGTATTAAACATATTAGAAAAGAATGTAAGAGATTTACAGGAACAGTTGCGTAATGCTTATGTTAAAATAAAACAATTAAATGAGGAGAATTATAAATTACGCAGAGCATTAGGAGTAGAGAAAGATAATGGTAAACAAGTAACCAATAACTCTGATGGAGTTTGGTTAGGAGATGCAGAGATGCCTGATGCAGAGCATTTAAAAGATGAGTAGCGATAGAGATAGAAGATTAAAATCTACCGGAAGATGGTTTCAAAAACCAAAGAAGATAAATTACTTGTGGGTTAATAATATTTTCCCTATATTATTACTTGCAAGTTTATTTTTTTTATTATATAATTGTTAGGAGAACTAAGATGAATAATCTCTGGGATAAAGACGAAAAGAAAATGTATAGGAAATTATTTAAGGAGTACAAAAGAGAAGGTTGCTCTAATGAAGAAGCGAGAATGTATGCTAAATTAGATTGTAAGAATAGCATAGGTTTAGATATTGATTCAGCAGAAAAGCTATATAAAACTGCTCTGAAAGATATTACTTGACATTATGAAATTAATTACTATAATATATAATTATATAATATATATATCTACTATAATAATAAATATATTTATATTTTTATTTTCATTATGGATATTATATATTATATTTATGATGATATATTATACATTTAAATAATTAGAAAGGAATATAAAATGTTGGAGTTTTTATTATGGTATACAGTTATATATACTGTTATAGGTTTAAGTAACGCAGGAATACTTTAATGCAAAGTAAATGGATAAGCAGAGGGAAGTGCCCATGTGGTAATTCAAGTAATGGATATAACATACATGCTGATGGACATGCCTTCTGTTTTTCTTGTCAAAGAAGATTTAACAATGTTGGAGAGGCAAAGATGGAAAACAAAGTAGTAGAAATACCAAGTAAAGTTTCTAGTACCGGTGAGTATGGAAGTATAACTGATAGAAGAATATCAGAACAAACTGCCAGAAAATATAGAACAAAGATAAGAACAAATGGTTCTATAATATCTCATCATTACTATGAATATTATAATGCAGATGGTAGTCATGTGGCTACAAAGGTTCGTCAGGTAGAAGGTAAAAGAATATGGTCTCAAGGAGATATAGGAGATGCCTTACTGTTTGGACAGAATTTATTTAAGTCCGGTGGTAAATATATTACTATCACTGAAGGAGAGATAGATGCCATGTCTACTTACGAAATGTTAGGTAGTAAGTGGGCAGTAGTATCAATAAAGAATGGAGTTCAAAGTGCAGTGCAGAATTGTAAACAACACTTAGAATATCTAAATAGTTTTGAAAATGTAGTTGTTTGTTTTGATACAGACAAGCCAGGGATTGAGGCCTCACAAAAGGTTGCTCAATTATTCGAACCTAACAAGTGCAAGATAGTTAGACTAGACCACAAAGACCCAAATGAATATCAGAAGATGGGTAAGGCCAAAGACTTTGTGCAAGACTGGTGGAGTGCAGAATCCTATACACCGGCAGGCATAATGAATCTAGCAAAGCTAGGAGATACTTTATATGACGAGGAGTATTGTGAAACTATACCTTATCCTTGGAGTGCCATGAATGAAAAAACATATGGCATGAGAACTGGAGAGTTAGTTACATTTACTTCTGGTGCAGGCATGGGTAAGTCTTCTATCATGCGTGAGTTAATGCATCATATTTTAAGAAACTCTAATGACAATATAGGAATACTTGCATTAGAGGAGAGTACAAAGAATACTGCATTTAATATTATGTCAGTAGAGGCCAACGAAAGATTGTATATCAAAGAGATAAGAAATAAATTCTCAAGAGAACAATTAAACCAATGGCAAAAAGATACTGTAGGTTCTGGTAGGTTCTTTGCCTTTGACCACTTTGGTTCTATTAGTAATGATGAGATACTATCCAGGGTTAGGTATATGGCGAAGTCTTTAGATTGTAAGTGGATATTCTTAGACCATTTATCTATCTTAGTTAGTGGACAAGATGAAGGAGATGAAAGAAAATCTATTGATGTGTTGATGACTAAGTTGCGTTCTCTGGTAGAAGAAACTGGAGTTGGTTTATTATTAGTATCACATCTTAGAAGACCTTCAGGAGACCTTGGTCATGAGAATGGTAAGGAAGTTACTCTATCACACTTGAGAGGGAGTGCAAGTATTGCTCACCTATCTGATAGTGTTGTTGCCTTGGAGAGAAATCAACAAGCAGAAGATGATGTTATATCTTGCACAACAACGATTCGTATTCTTAAAAATAGATATACTGGAGAGACCGGTGTATGTTCTTACTTGCATTATGATAAAAAATCTGGTAGAATGTCACAAATAGACAATCCTTTTGAAGATAATTTAGAGGGAACAACAGGAGTACAATTATGAAATGTTATAACTGTGAAACAGAATTAATCTGGGGAGGAGACCATGATGATGAAGACAATGAAGAACATGCAATCGTTACTAATTTATCTTGTCCTAATTGTGGTGCTTTTCATTTAGTATATTGGGGTCACAAAGGAGAAGAGGAAGAAAGTAAACAACAAGAACTATTTGAAGATGATGATACTAATATACAACAAGAAGAACATTCTAAAGATATGTGGGAACATTATTGTGATGAAGAAAAAAGTATGATGGCAGTAGGTAAAGGAGAACCTTGTAACTGGTGTGAAAAGGAAGAGCATGAAAGTAATACTTGATATTGAGACTGATGGTTTTAATCCTACTAAAGTACATTGCATTGTAGCTAAAGATATAACTACTAATACTGTAACTGTTTTTGACCCTGGTAATATGTATGGTTTTAATAACTGGGCAAAACAAGTAGACAAGTTTATTATGCATAATGGTTTATCTTTTGATGCACCGGTTCTCAATAGATTATTAGGAACAGAAATAACACCAGGAAAAATTATAGATACTTTAATTTTATCTCAGTTATTTAATCCTATAAGAGAAAAAGGTCATAGCCTTAAAGTATGGGGTGAGAAACTAAACATGCTTAAAGGTGGTGAAGATGTAAACTTTTTTAAATATGATAAAGCTATGTTAGATTATTGTAAACAAGATGTAGAAATAACACATGCTGTTTACAAAGAACTTGTAAAAGAAAGTGAAGGGTTTTCTCAAGAGTCTGTAGATTTAGAACACGATATAAGATTAATCATAGACCAACAAGAGAAGAATGGTTTTGCTTTTGATATAATGAAAGCACAACAATTACTCGCAACACTTAAAGATGATATCTATGACTTGGAGCAGTGGTCATTAGAAGAATTTGAACCTACTATTGTAGAGATGAAGACAAAGACAAAAGAGATTCCTTTTAACATTGGTTCTCGTCAGCAGATAGCAGACAGGTTAATGAAGAAAGGTTGGAAGCCTAAACAGTTTACAGATAAAAATAATATTATTATTAATGAAGCTGTTTTAAAAAAAATAAAAGAACCGGAGTTGAAACTAACTGCAGAAAGATTTTCGAAGTATTTCTTACTGCAGAAAAGGGCAGTAATGGTGGAGTCTTGGATAGAGGCATGTGATAATGATAATAGAGTACATGGTAAGGTAATGACACTACGTACTATTACAGGTCGCATGGCACATAACTCACCTAATATGGCTCAGATACCGGCTGTATATTCACCATATGGTAAAGCATGTAGAGGACTTTGGACAGTATCAGATATTACAAAATATAAATTAGTAGGTACTGATGCTAGTGGTTTAGAGTTACGTTGTCTTGCACATTATCTTAATGATACAAATTATACTGATGAGATATTGAATGGGGATATACATACAAAGAATATGGAGTTGGCAGGCCTGGAGGGTAGAGCACAAGCAAAGACATTTATATATGCTTTTCTTTACGGAGCAGGGCCAGAGAAGATAGGTAAGATTGTAGGAGAAGGAAGAGATAAAGGTAATATTCTTATTAATAGATTTCTCTCTAACTTACCGGCACTAAAAAGATTAAGAAATCAAGTAGAGAATGCAAGTAGAAGAGGTAAGATAAAAGCTATTGATGGTAGATACTTAAAAGTTAGGAGTACACATTCAGCATTAAATACTCTTCTTCAAGGTGCAGGTGCTATTATTTGTAAGCAATGGTTATTACATATCATAAAGAGAGTTTACAATAAAAAACTAGATGTGAAGTTAGTTGCTTCTGTGCATGACGAATATCAATTTGAAGTTGCAAATGAAGATGTGAATGAATTTTGTAGTATCACTAAGATTGCTATGAAAGAAACTGAGAGGACATTAAATTTAAGATGTCCATTAGATAACGATTACAAAGTAGGAGTAACATGGAAAGAAACGCACTAGAACCAAAGATAGAAGATAGAAAGAAGTTTGATTTAGATTTAAAGTATGGTAAAGTAAAAGAAGAAATTGTTGCTAACATGCTACAAGATAAAAAGATAGAAGTGAAATCGGAGAGAGGTATGTGGTTGAAGACAGGTAACATAGCAATAGAATATGAAAGCTATGGTAAACCTAGTGGTATCAACGCAACCAAAGCAGATTACTGGTTTCATAATTTATGTGTAGGAGATAAGGTATATGGCACATTAGTATTTGAAACTAAGATGTTAAAGAAAATTGTTAATACATCTATCAATGAGAATCAAGTTAGAAGTGTATCTGGTGGAGACCATATGGCTTCTAAAATGTATCTAATGAATATCCAGAATCTTTTTTCTCAAAACATAATTAAAAAAAGTGTTGACAATGAATAGTAAATCATGCTATAATATAATTTTATTAACAAAAAAAGGAGACACGAATGAGTGTTATTAATGGTACAGCTTATTGGGCGAGCATTACAAGCCCAAACACAACCTTTGATGCAGATGGTACATGGAGTATTGATGTAGGTAATCTGGATGCAGACAACAAGGCTATTGCAGAAAAAGATGGTCTTGCTATTAAGAATAAAAATGATGACAGAGGAGACTTTGTTAGCATTAAAAGAAACGTAAAGAGAAAAGATGGTAACTTAAATAGTGCACCGGAAGTTCTTGATGCTCAGAAGAGAACTATGTTAAATACTTTAGTAGGTAATGGTTCTAAAGTAAATGTATTATACTCCACATATGAGTGGAAGTTTAAAGGTAGAGCAGGAGTATCTGCTGACCTTAAAAAGGTACAGGTAGTAGACTTAGTTCCTTATCAGGGAGATGCAGATGATGCATTTGATGTAGTACCTGATGGTTACTCTGCTGATGCAGACGAAAAAATTCCTTTTGCCTC